ATGCACTATTCCTCTTATTTTGGAGGTTGTATCATGCTCGAAAACAAATTCAAGACAGGATTGATAAGGGAGCTGAAAGAACGCTTTCCTGGCTGCATGGTTGTCCATCTTGACCCAAACGAGATTCAGGGAATCCCCGATCTCTTGGTTCTCTATGGCACAACATGGGGCGCATTGGAGGGCAAGAAGTCAGCGAGTGCACCTCATCGTCCAAATCAGGACTATTACGTTCAGCAGATGGATGAGATGAGTTTTGCGGCCTTTATCTATCCCGAAAACAAGGAGGAAGTTCTTAATGAACTGGCGAGATCATTCGAGGCTCACGGGGAAACATGCCCTCCTCGGAGCAAGTAACTACCATTGGTTGAACTATGACGCAGATAGATTGACCAATGCAGTTCTTAATTACCAGGCGAAGGAACGGGGAACACGGCTGCACGCATTTGCAGCAGAGTGCATTGATCTGAAGCAAAAACTGCCGAAGAACAAGAAAACCCTCAATACCTACGTGAACGATGCCATTGGTTTCCGCATGGATACCGAGCAGGTGCTGTATTACAGCGACAACTGTTATGGAACTGCGGATGCCATTTCGTTCAACGATGGGTTCCTTCGCATTCACGACTTAAAAACCGGAGCTGTTCCTGCACATATGGAGCAGCTCTATATTTATGCCGCTCTGTTCTGTCTGGAGTACGGATACCACCCGAAAGATATTCGGATGGAGCTCCGTATCTACCAGAACGATGAAGTTTGGGTCGAGAACCCCACTGAAGAGGAAATCAGCCCCGTCATCGCTAAAATCAAAGAGTTCGACCCGATCATCACTGATATTTTGTTAGGAGTGGCAGCATGAATCCGATTGAAAAAGACCTCCGTTCTTATTTTGGCATCACTTCCGAAAGCAATATCCTGGAGCACTATGGTACCAAGCGGCATTCTGGTCGCTATCCTTGGGGTTCCGGCGATAATCCGTATCAGCATTCCGGCGATTTCCTGTCTCGTGTGGAAGTTCTGAAGAAGAAAGGGCTGTCTGAGAAAGATATTCTGGAGAGCATTAATGACTCTCTTCCGAAAGAGTATCAGATGAGCCTGTCCGAATTCCGTGTGGCAAAGCGAACTGCCATTCATGAGCGGAAAACATCAGAATACGAGCAGATCCATAAGCTGAAAGACGAAGATCACCTTGGCTGGACTGAAATTGCCAACCAGCTTGGCATGAGCGAATCGAGCGTTCGATCCAAATATGCCGGAAATGCAGACAAAAAAGCGCAGCGTGCAAAAAACATCGCCGAAACTCTGAAAAAAGAAGTCGATAAAAAGGGAATGATCGATGTTTCGGAGGGCGCAAACTTTGCGTTGGGCGTAACTGATACTGAACTTCAGGATGCGGTATATACGTTAGAGGCCGAATACGGTTATAAGCGTTACGGCGTAGGCATTAAGCAACCGACAAACAATCGCCAGCAGACCAATATCATGGTGCTTGCGAAACCAGAGTTCGATCAGAAGTATGCCTACAATCATCAGGAACAGATCGATTCACTTGGCGATTATCATACAGATGATGGCGGCGATACTTTTACGAAGCTTCAGCGCCCCTCCAGTCTGGACTCCAGTCGTGTTGCGATTCGTTATGGCGACGAAGGCGGCCTGGATAAAGACGGCGTTATGGAGATTCGCCGTGGGGTTCCTGACCTTGATCTTGGCAAGAGCCATTATGCGCAGGTTCGCATCCTTGTTGACGGCGACCATTATCTGAAGGGCATGGCAGTCTATTCTGATGATCTGCCGGATGGTGTGGACGTTATGTTCAACACCAATAAGCCTTCTGGCACGCCTAAGATGAAGGTCCTTAAAGAAGCAAAAGCGGATCCTGACAACCCGTTTGGCGCAGCTATCAAGGCTAACGGCCAGAGTATGTATATCGGTGATGACGGCAAAGAGCACCTCTCGCCGATCAACAAGCTGAAGGAGGAGGGCGACTGGGATACGATGTCTCGGAATGTCTCTTCTCAGTTCCTTTCCAAGCAGCCCAAGAAGCTGATCGAGAACCAGCTTAACCTTACTGTTGCGGATTATAAAGCCCAATATGATGAAATCATGCGGTACGATAATCCTACGGTCAAGAAGAAACTGCTCAATGATTTTGCTGATACGGTTGAAGGAACATCCATGACCCTGAAGGCATCTGCTTTCCCGGGCCAGTCCACGAAGGTTATCCTGCCAATCAATAAGATCAAGGAGACCGAGGCTTATTGCCCCACCTATGAGAATGGCACCAGGCTTGCACTGATCCGCTATCCCCATGCAGGTACCTTTGAGATTCCCATCGTGACTGTCAACAACAAGAATCTCAGCGGCAAGCGGAATCTCGGTGCAATTCAGGATGCAATCGGCATCAATGCAAAGGTTGCAGAGCGGCTGTCTGGTGCTGATTTCGATGGCGACACAGTCATGGCAATCCCGGTTACTGACAAAGTCAACATTAAGTCCACCCGTGCGCTGAAAGCATTGGAAGGATTTGATCCCAAGACCGCTTATGCAGTTCCTGAAGGCAATCCAAATAATGTCAGGTTGATGAAGAAAGAAGACAAGCAGCGCGAAATGGGCGTGATTTCCAACCTCATCACTGACATGACACTGCGTGGTGCCGACGAGGACGAGCTGGCACGTGCCGTTAAGCACTCCATGGTCGTTATCGATGCTGAAAAACATAGGTTGGACTACAAGCGGTCTGAGCAGGAGAATGGCATTCCCGAGCTGAAGCAGAAGTGGCAGATTCGTGTGGATGAGGAAGGCGCTATACACTATGGTGGCGCATCCACGCTCCTATCTCGCCGTAAGCAGACGGTTCGTGTACCCGAGCGCCGTGGTAGTATTCGAGTCGATAAGGAAACTGGTGAATACATCTACAAAGAAAGTGGACGTACCTTCGTTGACCCTAAGACGGGTAAGGAACGTAAGGCCGAGGACACGGTCAGTCTTATATCGGAGACCAAAGATGCGCGAACACTGTCTTCTGGTACTATTCAGGAGAACCTGTACGCGGACTTCTCTAACAAGTTGAAGGCTATGGCCAATCAGGCGCGCAAAGAGGCGGTAAATATGAAGGGACTTGAATACAGTCCTTCTGCCGCCAAGACCTATGCGCCTGAGGTTGCTTCTCTGAAAGAAAAGTATAACAACATGATCGCTAACAAGCCTAAAGAGCGCAAAGCAATGCTGATTGCGAACGCGAATATTAAGGCGAAGATTCAGGAACAGGGGCTTGATCCAAACATTTCGGAAGATAAGAAGCTAATCAAGAAGATCTCTTCTGTCGAGATGCAGCGTGCTCGCGATTCTGTTGGTGCAAGCGGACGCAAGTCCAAGGTCACCTTCACGGACAGAGAGTGGGAAGCTGTTCAGGCTGGCGCAATTTCCGACAATATGTTGACGAAATTCCTTAATTCGTCTGATTCTGACGAAATTGTAAAGCGTGCAATGCCGAAAAACGTTACTGTTATGACTTCTGCAAAGATGTCTAAAGCAAACGCAATGTTGCGAAGCGGTTATTCTTATGCTGAAATCGCCAAGGCCTGCGGTGTTCCGGAGTCCACGGTTTACAGTGCGCTCAACAAATAACAATCAATTAAGAAAGAGGCTTTGAATAATGGTTCGATGCTTTCTTACCACCTTTGACAACCCGTACAGTCCGTACGAGGAGTTCGAGAAGTGGTATCAGTATGATATCGAGCACGGCTACAACTCTTCCGGGTTGCTTATGAGGATCGCCGAAACCTCCTCACAGTTCACGGACAACGAAAATGCCTATGAAATTGAGAAGGCAATCGATAAAATCGTTGCAGCCGACCCGATAAACATCTACAAGAAGCTCAAGATCACCGTGCCCGACGAGGACACGCTCGGCCAAACCGCGTAAACCATATGGAGGGGGTCTCAAAATCGACACCCCCTCTCAAATCGCGCCGGTCTTTGATATTTCCCCGGAGGGAAAATTGATATTTGGGCTTTAAGGCTCCGACAGCGAAAGCTGCCGATTATATTTGTGTAAACTCTCGATGCTTGTATCCACAGCAGGTGTTAAGATTTACAGTCATATGGGAAATTGCCGAGGTTCTGGGGTGTAGACCGGGACTTCGGCGGTTTTTGCAAGGGCTCATGGGAGTAGTATCCTCCTATATATTTGGGTTCAGGGCTTTCACGATGTTCAACCTCCATTGGGCATGATCTGCTTTTTCTTCTCCTTTCAAATGAGACAGGCTTAACTGGTACTACTGCGACTCCCATGAACCCTTGCAAAAGCAAAATAAGAATGCGAAACGAGGTTATTGCAATGAAACCTAAGAAGTCTGCTCCGGGCGAAATGTCGGCTGCAACTTCGCGGCCTGCAAGAACTCCGGAAGCACAAGAAAACTATATGATCAACCTGGCGATGAAGCTGGTTGAGAAACGACTGCTGGAAGGTACGGCATCCAGCGCTGAGACGACCCATTTTCTGAAGCTGGCGACCTCCAAGAACGAGTTGGAGAAAACAAAGCTGGAAGAGGAAAACAAGCTGCTGCGGGCAAAGACCGAGACGCTCCAGAATGCAAAGCACTCTGAGGAACTGTACGAGAAGGCCATTGCTGCTATGAAGAAATACAACGGCCTTGGAGAGGATGACGAGTATGAATGCTGAGGTATTTAAGATCATGATCCTCGCTGCGATCCCACTGCTGTTCATTGAGATCTTTATTGGGGTCGATTATTTCGGGGTGAGCCGTCGATTTGATGCGATCCTTACAGCAATGACATATGCTACGATCGGCTTTTTGCTGTTTGGCGAGCTTATGGCGGCATGTGGGTATATTTGAGGGATCTGCGCATGATTACAATTGTGTTGGACGGGCGGCACCTGGTTATAGCGGGTGCGATCCTTAATCTGATTGGGTTGTTTGCTGTTTTTATGACAGATTCCGGATACACCGAGGACAATATCGACCATTATATATTATACCTGCTGGTCGTGGCAGCAACTATGCTTGTTATCGTAGGTATTAGTATTATGTGGTGAAAAGGTGATGGATATGACACGAGAAGAATTGGAGAGATTGTGGCATCTTCTCGTGTATCAGTCAGGTGAGCCGTTAAAAGACGGCTTAGCAGTTATCGTAAATGATAAGAGTGATGAAAGCACTTATGAAAAACTACACGGAACTTTGCACGCTGCCGACATACGAGGAGAGGCTGGAGTATTTACAGCTGCACGGGGAAGTGGGGAGAGACACCTTTGGGTTCGACCGATGGCTGAACCAGGACTTCTACCAATCGAGAGAGTGGCGGCAGTTCCGGGACAGAATTATTGCCCGGGACATGGGATGCGACCTGGGGTGCAAAGACCACCCGATCACGGACTGGGTGCTGCGGGATGGAAAGCCGATCCGACCGAAGATCTCCATCCACCACATAAACCCTATAACAAAAGATGACGTTCTCCAGCACAGCGAAAAGCTGCTTGACCCGGAGAACGCCATTTGTGCTTCGGCGGCAACGCACAAGGTAATCCATTACGGAACGGGAAAGGGCCCAAAGCTGCCGGACGGAGAAAGAAGACCGGGCGACACCTGCCCATGGATAAAAACATGAATAAGTTACAAGAAGAAACTGACAATGGCTAAGGCGACAAAAAGCAAAACGACACCGACTTGGATGTACATTCCGTGATCACCGAGAAAATCAAGAGTTCTTTCGAGAATATGCTTGACTCTATCGATAAATTCGGTGACCGAAAATTCTGGAATATGGCGATTTACTATTTCTGCATAGGTGCGAAGTTCTTCGTTATCATCGTCCGAATCCGTTTGACGACTGCTTGGCTCATCAGATAAAGAATCATCGGGCTTGAACTGTGATCCGCAATAAGGACACTCGAGAAATGCACCGTGGTCATCCATTTTTACAGGAGCGCCGCAGTTTGGACAGGTGTAAGACTGCATATATTGCCTCCGAAGTATAAGAAATACCGTTTGAGATAAGTATATCAATCCGTATGTTGTATGTAAAGAAGAAAGTCTGATATCCAGTGGAGGAAATGAGTATGTACCAGAAAAAAGCATTTAACCGGCGAGAGCAGGACTACGCCATGGGGCTGCGGCGGAAGCTGGAAGAGGCGGAGGCGATGCTCCAGCACCTTGCACCGAGCCGCGCGAGAAGCCTGGCACTGACCAAGCTGGACGAAGCACTGCTCTGGGCGAACGTGGGCATTGCGGAAGCCGGGCTCCAGCAGGGCTATACGGCTGTACCGCGGAACAGGAGCTTTGACTTTGACGATGCTTTGGCCACGAATGTGGATGGGCAGCAGGTGCGGGCAACACGGGCCGGGGATATTACGCTTGATGGGATGAAGATTGTCCCGCGGAGGGATGAGAATCATGCTGTGACCGCACAAAACGCTGCTCCGAGTGCTGAGGGAGACCTCGTTTTGCTGAAGCCTGGTCAAGTGGCGATCGATGCGGGGAGGCTGGCCAAGCTGGTCGAGGAGAGTGCACAGAAAGAAGCGGCCATGGGGAAGGACGGAGCATCCCGTCACCTGGCAGAGCTTGAGCTGATGGCACAGGCGCACAAGGACTGGTATTATGCCATGATGAGTTACATTATGGGCGACGATAGCGATGCCGAGGAGGAATCAAAATGAATTCGATCCTGACGAGCGTGAAAAAGCTGCTGGGCATTGCCGAGGAGTGCACCGACTTTGATGCGGACATCATCATGTACATCAACATGGCGCTGTTTGCACTGGTGCAGGTGGGCGTGGGGCCCGGCGAAGGGTACGCCATTTCCGGGAAAGAAAACGAATGGACGGAGTTCATTGCTGACCCGGTGAAGGTGGAAGCGGTGAAGGCTTACGTGGCCGTGAAGGTACGGCTGCTGGGCTTTGACCCGCCCCAGAGCAGCACAACCATGGAAGCGCTGAAGAATACCGCCTCCGAGATGGAATGGCGGCTGAACGTGGAGCATGACAACACATGGGACGGACAGTAGCAGCGCGATGGGTGGAGCACTGGATGGAAACACCGGAGAAAAAGGACTGGTTTGGACGGGTAACGCAGGATATTTGCAACGGATGCGCCCGACAGGGAACATGCGAATGCCCGGATGATATCCGATGCTTTTACACCCTGGACAAGCCCTTTTACCGGCCCAAAGCATGAACGAGTGAAACGGAGCAAGACGAGGAACCAAAATGGCATTATCGAACACGGCCACGCCGATCTACTACGGCCGTTTTCGGGAGGCCGTGATGCGTGGCGAAATACCCGTATGCCGGGAAATTGCCATGGAGATGGAGCGGATCGACGACCTGATCGCCAACCCGGGCATCTACTATGACGACAAAGCAGTGAACGGCTTTATCTCTTTTTGCGAGGATGAGCTGACCCTGACTGACGGCACCGATGTGAAGCTGCTGGACAGTTTCAAGTTATGGGCTGAAGAGATCTTTGGGTGGTACTACTTTGTGGAACGAAGCGTCTTTGTGCCGAACGAGCGCGGAGGCGGCGGACACTACGAGACCCGGCGGCTGAAAAAGCGGCTGGTGACAAAGCAATACCTCATCATTACCAGATCGGCCGCGAAGACCATGTATCTGGAGTTTTTGCAGGCGTACTTCCTGACGGCGTACACCACCACGACCCAGCAGCTGACCACCGCTCCGACCATGAAACAGGCCGAGGAGGTGCTGGCACCCTTCCGCACCGCATTGGCGCGGGCAAAGGGGCCGGTGTTCCAGTTTATGACCGAGGGCAGCCTGCAAAACACCACCGGCTCCAAGGCAGACCGGGTGAAGATGGCTCCCACCAAGAAGGGTATCGAGAACTTTTTGACCAACAGCCTTCTGGAAGTGCGCCCGATGACCATTGAGAAGCTGCAAGGACGGCGCGACACTGTGGCGACCGTGGATGAGTGGCTCTCCTGTGACATCCGGGAAGACCCCATTGGTGCCATTGAACAGGGTGCAGCCAAGAACGAGAATTATCTCATCGTGGCGGCTTCCTCCGAGGGCACGGTGCGCAACGGCTGCGGCGACGACATCAAAATGGAGTTGATGAGCATCCTGAAAGGGGAGTACGTCAACCCCCATGTGTCCATCTGGTACTACAAGCTGGACTCTATTGAGGAAGTGGGCCAGCCGGAGATGTGGCTGAAGGCCAACCCGAACCTGGGCAAGACCGTGAGCTACGAGACCTACCAGTTGGACGTGGAGCGTGCAGAGAAATCCCCCAGCGCCCGGAACGATATTCTGGCCAAGCGCTTCAACCTGCCTATGGAGGGCTACACCTATTTCTTCCCCTACGAGGAGACCCTGTGCCACAGGAAGAGAAGCTTCTGGCAGATGCCCTGTGCCATGGGCGCGGACCTTTCCATGGGCGACGACTTCTGCGCCTTTACCTTCCTGTTTCCGCTGTCCAACGGATATTTTGGGGTCAAGACGCGGGACTACATCACATCCTACACCCTCAGCCAGCTTCCGGCTTCGAGACGGCAGCAGTATGAGGAGTTCATGCGGGAAGGGACCCTGTTCGTGTTTGACGGCACGGTTCTGGACATGATGCAGGTGTACGATGACCTGGACAACTTTATTATGGAGAACGAGTACGACGTGCGGGCGTTTGGCTACGACCCCTACAACGCACAGGAGTTCGTGAAGCGCTGGGGCGATGAAAACAGCACCTTTGGCGTTGTGAAAGTGATCCAGGGTGCAAAGACCGAAAGCGTGCCGCTGGGTGAGCTGAAAAAGCTGAGCGAACAGCGGAAGCTGCTGTTTGACGAACAGCTGATGCAATTTGCTATGGGCAACTGCATTACGCTGGTGGACACCAATGGCAACCGGAAGCTCTACAAACAGCGGCAGGATCAGAAGATCGATGCTGTGGCTGCCATGATGGACGCTTACGTGGCATGGAAACAGAACCGGGATGCGTTTGAGTAAGGGTTACAGCACCTGTGTGATCGTGATTGCAAGGCAGATCGCAATAAGTGTGCCCCATACGCCTTCAATGATGCCTTGTGACAGAAAAAGAGAAGCGTGATCTTCGTGCGGATCACTAAGATACTTCCCTGACAAAATCAGTACAAGAGATCGGACACCCAAAAAAGGAACAAGTATATCGTGCTTTAGTGCTTCAAACAGAAGTTCACTCATATCACAACCATCTCGTTTGATTTTACTCATCAGAAAAACCCAGAAAATGAATGCCACGTAAATAAAGAAAAAATCCATCGAGAATGAACCGCAAATCGCCGACAGAATGAAGGCATAAAGTACCGACGAACGAATGAGTCCGATGATGATATACATGACAGTATCCTCCCTTATTTGAGTAGGGTTATGCAATAAATGAAATGCCAGCGTATTACGAAAACATGGTACGCTGGCGCTTTTTGTTCGCTAAAATCAAAATGGAGTGAAATCAGTCGTCATCGATGCTGTTCCAATCTTCGTTGATGGCTCCGCAACGTGGACAGATCCAATATCCATATTCATTGCTGCCGTCTTCCCATGGCTCGGTATAGCAGCCGTTGTTAAGGGGCGCGCCGCAGTTATAACAGTTGTCTGACAGATATGACAGATAATCCCAATCCGTAAACCCTGAATCGGATTCGTCACAGGTATCTTCATGACACGACGCAATCTCATTATTGTTCCGCTCCGGAAGCAATGAAGTGTCATCTTCTGATCGTTCGTCGGAAGATTCTTTCAATTTCTGTATTCCTACTATAGCACCGGCAGTGCCTAGAACTCCGACTACAACACCAATTACAACGCGCGGATGTCGCTTCACGAAAGACGATACAGAAGAAGCTGCATTTGCAGCAGTCTCCTTGATCGTTGCAAGAAGACCGGCTTTTGTACATGAATCTTTCTCTGTTTCCGCCTCTTGCAGATTGAGCGTATTTCCGCATCCAGAGCATGTGATTTCATCCGGCCTGTCTTTGGGAATCGGTGTTTTCGCACCGCAGATAGGACATTCGACCACTAACATGATATAGCCCTCTTCGTCGAGAAACATTCGGTGAGAAGAGTATAACACAGCTGACAAACATTGTAAACCAAAGGAAGGAGCGATAGAGTGAACGATTGGTGGAATTATCTGGCTCATTCGGAAGTGGGCGGAGAAAGAAAGGACCACAAATATTACGCCCGTGTGGTGGTAGGAACCGACAAACGCGGACTGGTGCAGTACCGGTATTTTTACGATGCCAGGGAGTATGGTGCGTACAAAACCCGAAAACAAAACGCGGACAAAAATCATAAAATCTTTAGCAAAGACCCGAAAGAGCTGAAGAAAGTAAAAGGCCGCACGAACATCATTACAGGCTGGGGCAATACAGGGTTTCCTAGTTCATCGAACCTGAAAAAAATCAAGGGCTATGAACCCAGCAAACTGAATGGAAAAACCAGTACTCTGAAAAATGGAGTTCACGGTTTCGACAAAACATTTACGTTTATCGATGGCACGCAGCATCGCACATCTATGCGAGTGGTTTCTGTGAAAACGGTTAAGAACAAAAAGTCTAAGAAAAGCGGAAAATCTATTTATCAGCGCGGAAAAGATGCTGTTTCTAAGCTGTTCCACCATGAAACCAAAAGCACAATGCTGCGAGATATGGATGGGAAGAGTACCAAGAAGTACGTTGCCGGAAAGAACTGAGGTGATGAGATAAACATGCAGGTATACAAGGACGAGCTATACCACTGGGGCATCAAGGGCATGAAGTGGGGCGTGCGGCGGTACCAGAACAAGGATGGCACCCTGACGGCCGCAGGCAGGAAACACTATGCCGGGGACGGGAATGCTGGTGAGGATGCGCAGAAGCCCAAGACAGAGTATGCACCCAAGCGAACCGGGAAAAATGCGGAGGACTACTCCGACGAGGAGCTGCGGGCACGGATCAACCGGCTGCAAATGGAAAGGCAGTACCGGGATCTTCAGGGGCAGACCAATATCCGGGTGGATGACCCCAACAAGGAACTGAAAGCCGAGAAAGAGCGGCTCCAGCTCCAGAAGGACGTGAAGCAGCTGCGGAAGGACGTATACAGCGGGCAGAGCTTTGTAAAGACCGTAATGACGAATGCTTCCCAGCAGTTTTTGACCAAGGCCGCTTCCGGCGCTATGAGCTACGCAGCAAAACAGTTCATCACGAAGGAGCTCAAGAACCCTGATCTGGCGAACGCCATTGTGAGCGGAAGCGCTGGTGGAAACCAGCAGAAGAAAGACGACGACAAGAAAGACAGTTAAGGTCTGGAGGAAATCAAAATGGCATCACAAACCTTTGGCTCCAGACTGAGACACGCCTGGAATGCGTTTTTGAACCGGGATCCCCCCGGAAGAAGCGGCGAAGGGTACAGCTACCGCCCCGACCGGGTAAGGCTGAACCGAAGCAATGACCGGACGATCATGACGGCCATCAACACCCGCATTGCAATGGACGCTGCGGCAATTACCATCAATCATGTAAGGCTCGATGAAAACGGACGCTACGACGAAACCGTTGATTCGGGCCTTAATTCTTGCCTGAACCTTTCCGGCAACAAGGACCAGACGGGCCGGGCACTGCGATATGACATGTTCCTTTCCATGCTGGACGAGGGATGCATTGCATTGGTGCCAATTGACGTGGACTACGACGGGAAGACCGGTAAGACCCGGATCGAATCTATGCGGGTGGGAAGGGTGCTGGAATGGTACCCGGACGACGTGCGGCTGGAAGTGTACAACGACCGGACCGGACGGAAAGAGGAGATCACCCTGCCGAAGACACAGGTGGCCCTGGTGGAGAACCCGTTCTATGCCGTGATGAACGAACCCAACGGCACGGTGCAGCGCCTGATCCGGAAGCTGAACCTGATGGACGTGATCGACGAGCAGGTGGGCAGCGGCAAACTCGACCTGATCATCCAGCTGCCCTACGTTGTGAAGGGCGAGACCCGGAAGAAACAGGCCGAAGAACGGCGGGCACAGATCGAACAGCAGCTCGCCGGTTCCAAATACGGCATTGCCTACACCGATGGCACGGAGCATATTACACAGCTGAACCGCAGCCTCGAAAACAACCTTCTGAAGACCGTGGAATACCTGACCAACATGGCATACAGCCAGTTGGGTATCACCCCGGAGATCATGAACGGTACTGCTTCCGATGCTGTGATGACCAACTACGAGAACCGCACCATCGAACCCATTGTGGCGGCTGCCGTGGACGAGATCCGGCGGAAGTTCCTGACCGAGGACGACCTGGCGAACCGGGAATCTGTGATGTACTTCCGTGATCCGTTCAAGCTGACCCCTGTTTCCACCGTTGCCGAAATGGCCGACAAGTTTACCCGCAACGAGATCATGACCTCCAATGAGTTCCGGCAGGCCATTGGCATGAAACCCAGCAAGAACCCCAAGGCAGATGAACTGCGGAATGCAAACATCAGCCAGAGCAGTGAGGAAATTGCGGCGCAGAACAAAACGATCACGGCAGGGCGGGATGCCGTAGAGAGGAGTATTGCAAATCAAAATGGTTAATTTTGACTACGATTGCAGCGGCTGGGCGACGAAAGCGAACGTCCGGTGCTATGACGGGCTGGTGATCGCGCAGGATGCCTTTAAGGAGTGCAGCGGCAAGGTTGTGCCCATGATATACAACCACGACCACTCCAACGTGGACAACGTGATCGGCCACTGCCTGCTGGAGAACCGGCCAGGCGGCGTGTACTGCTACGCTAAGTTCAACGACACGGACACCGGCCGGACAGCCCGAAAGTGCGTGGAAAGCGGCGACCTGAGCGCCTTTTCCATTTTTGCCAACGGCCTGAAGAAGGTGGGCAGCACCGTGAAGCACGGCTTTATCCGGGAAGTGAGCCTGGTGCTGGCCGGATGCAACCCGGGTGCCCTGATCGACGAGGTGGTAAAGCACAGCGCCGATGAGGACTACGAGGGCGGCGAGGCCTTTATCTACAACGAGGACGGCCTGAGCCTGACCCACGGCATGGACCCCGAGGGCAACCCGCTGGAAGACCTTACACACAGTGCGGACAGCGGCGATGCCGTGACCGACGATAAAGCAACACAGGAGGAAGCCAAAATGGCGGACGAAAAGAACGAAGGCAAGACGCTCGAGCAGGTCTACAACAGCATGACCGACGAGCAGAAAGAGTGCTGCCACGCTCTGGTGGGCCTGGCCCTGGAAGAGCAGGAAGGCGGCGACAACGATGACGGTGAGGAGGACGATACCGTGAAGCAGAATGTTTTCGACAAGGATACCAACGCAACCGTGCTGAAGCACAGCATCGAAGAGATCAACAACGTGGTCAAGACCGCAAAGAGCCACGGCACCATGAAGGCTGCCTTTGAGGATGCCGGCATGGACAGTGACGAGCTGGCCCACAGCATCGACAACAACGACTGGCTGTTCCCTGAGGATCACCTGCTGGACACCACGCCCCGCATCATCGACAAGCCCGACGACTGGGTGAGCGTGGTCATGGGCGCTGTGCACCACATTCCCTTCAGCCGGTTCAAGAGCATGTTTGCCGACCTGACCGAGGAGGATGCCCGCGCAAAGGGTTACTTCAAGGGCAACTTCAAGAAGGAAGAGGTCTTTGGCCTGCTGCGCCGCTCCACCAGCCCCACCACCGTGTACAAGAAGCAGAAGCTGGACCGCGACGACGTGATCGACATTACCAGCTTTGACGTTGTGGCATGGCTGAAGCAGGAGATGCGCCTGAAGCTGAACCGTGAGCTGGCTCTGGCTTACCTGCTGGGCGACGGCCGTCTGGCTGCTTCTGAGGACAAGATCGACGAGAACTGCATCCGTCCTGTGTTCAACGACAGCGACCTGTTTACCATCAAGGTCCAGTGCAAGACCACCGGCCTGACCACCGTGGAGGACAAGTACAAGGCCCTGATCAAGCAGATCCTGCGCAGCCGCAAGGAGTACCGCGGCTCCGGCACCCCCACCCTGTTCACCACCGAGGACGCTCTGACCGAGATGCTCCTGCTGGAGGACGGCATCGGCCACCCGCTGTATGCTGACGAGGCTGCTCTGGCCCGCAAGCTGCGTGTGAAGAACATTGTGACCATCCCCGAGATGGAGGGCCGCAAGGGTGCCAAGGGCGGTGACCTGGTCTGCCTGATCGTGAACCTGGCCGACTACACCGTGGGCGCAGACAAGGGCGGCGCTGTTTCCATGTTCGACGACTTCGACATCGACTTCAACGCCCAGAAGTACCTGATCGAGACCCGCTGCTCCGGCGCTCTGACCACCCCGTTCAGCGCCATGGCTGTTGAGTGGGCTGCTTAAAGAGAAAGGATAGAACTATGCTGAACACCATCTACGAGACCGGTTATGACCTGCACGTGGCAAACTACGTTGCCTACCTGCACACCGACAAGAAGCTGTACGAGGACGAGGCTCACAAGGTTCAGGCCAAGAAGGCTGACGTGGAGAAGGCCTTTAAGCTGGGCCGTCTGATCGTGATGGCTGCCGATAAGACCTACCTGCCCATTGCCCTGCTGGCAGCCGGTGTGGTTGTGACCGACGGCACCACCGCCACCACCTGCACCATGGCTGCGGACGAGGCCTGATCTTTTCAGGTTTCAAGGTTAGCCACAACAAATTAAAATGGAGTGAGAAGAGATGAGATACTGCGGGAAGCTGGGATTTGCAGATGAGGTGGAGGAGACCGCCCCCAGCGTATTTACCGAGAAGATGACGGAACGCACCTATTACGGGGACGTGCTGGAGTTTGGACGGCAGATGCAGATGGGGGACAAGGTGAACCCCGACATCACGGTTGGAAACCAGTTGAGCGTTCTGGCTGACCCGTTTGCAAACGACCATCTCTACGATCTCCGGTATGCGGTGTTTATGGGACAGAAATGGCAGGTGACCGGCGTGAAAGTGCAATACCCGCGCCTGATCCTGACCTTGGGAGGGCTCTGGAATGGAAGCACGGCTGAAGGTTGACACGCTCCTGCGCGAAGTGCTGAAGGAGAACGGAAAGTCGATCCACCTCTATTATCAGCCGAAAGCGGGATTCCAGCTCCAATATCCCTGCATCGTGTACAGCGAAACCAGGATCCGGAACAACCATGCAAACAACAGGGTGTACATCCAGCATCCGTTCTACACGGTGACCGTGATGGACAAAGACCCTGACAGCAAGATCAAAGCGGCCGTAAGTGTGTTGCCGAAATGCACCTACGACCGCTCTTTTGTTTCGGACGGATTATACCACACCGTTTTTACGATCTACATCTAAGGAGGAACTATATGTCCAGATTAATTTGGGACGCGGTCGGCGAAAAGTTTTACGAGATGGGCACCAAGATGGGTGTCCTGTATCCCATGAACAACACCGGCGCTTACGACAAGGGCGTGGCCTGGAATGGCCTGACCGCCGTGACCGAGAGCCCCTCCGGCGCTGAGGAGACCAAGCTCTACGCCGACGATATCAAGTATGCTTCTCTGCGCTCTGCCGAGGAGTACGGCTACACCATCGAAGCCTACACCTACCCCACCGAGTGGGAGCCCTGCGACGGTTCCGCACAGGTTGCAACGGGTGTTTCCATCGGCCAGCAGAAGCGCCAGGGCTTTGGCTTCAGCTGGGTGACCACCGTGGGCAACGACGTTGACGATGAGGTGGGCCAGAAGATCCACATTGCGTGGAACAGCACCGCTTCCCCCAGCGAGAAGAGCTACGCCACCATCAACGACAACCCCGATGCCATCACCTTCAGCTGGGAGTGCACCACCTCCCCCGTGAGCGTGACCGGTCACCGCCCCACCAGCCACATGGAGATCGACTGCTCCAAGCTGAAGCCTGCCACCGTGAAGGCCATTCAGGACAAGCTCTGGGGCACCGAGACTGCCGAGGCGACCCTGCCTTCCCCCGACGAGCTGATCAAGCTGATCACCGACAGTGAGGGCCAGGTGTAAGAAGCCAAGCATCAATGAACACGATAAAGGAGAAGAAAAATGCTGAAAAAGACGATGACCACCGTGGACTTTGGCGGTACTGAGCGGACGGAAGACTACTACTTCAATCTGACCCGTGCCGAGATCATGGAGATGGAGCTGACCACCGAGGGCGGCCTTGTGCAGATGATCAACCGGATCACTGCCGCCCAGAGCCAGTTGGAGCTTGCCAAGCTGTTCAAGCAGATCATCTGCAAGAGCTACGGTGTGTTGAGCCCGGACGGCCGGAAGTTCATCAAGAACGATGCGGTACTGGCGGACTTTATGTCCACCCAGGCCTACAGCGACCTGTACTACAAGCTGGCCTCCAACGGCGAGGCCGCGGCCGCATTCTTTGAGGGCATCCTGCCGGAGGACATGAAGGCGGAGACCAAGAAGGCCGCCCCTGTGAACGCACAGCCCGGCCTGAAGGTGCTGGAAGCCCCCGTGAAGGGCACTGAGGAGCAGTAACATGCCCCTCTTATCGCTTCGTCCGCCAAAGGGCGGCGCGTCGCGGAGCTCCCCAAAGGGGCGAGCTCTGTTTAGAAGAGGATTCACAATGGAGCGTGCTCTGAGAAGGGCACCTCAATGAACACATACCAGGGAGAGAAAGCAAATGATGACGCTTACGATACCGGGACAACAGCGGTGGAACGAAAAGACAGAGGAATTTGTCTACACGCCTGCCGTGGTCCTGAAGCTGGAACATTCACTGCTCTCCCTGGCTCATTGGGAAAGCAACTGGAACATCCCGTTCCTGAGCAATCTGGACAAGCTGACCGTGGAGCAGTGGCTGGACTACATCCGCTGCATGACGGTGACCAAGGGGGTAGACCCCGAAGTGTACGCCAGACTGACCCGGGAGCAGTACCGTTCCATTAACGAATATATGGAAGCTCCCATGACCGCAACATGGTTCAGCGGGGAGCCGAGACCCAACGAACGAAAGACCGCAGGAAAGCCACGGCCCAAACGACCGCCCCGGAAAAGCGGGACCGAGACCACGGCCGAGGTGCTGTACTGCCAGATGTTCAGCTTTGGCATTCCGAAAGAGTGCGAGAAGTGGCATTTGAACCGATTGTTGACTCTGATCCGGGTATGCCAGGAGAGCCAGGCACCGGCGAAGAAGATGAGCAAGGGTGACCGGATGGCCCAGCAGCGGATGCTGAACGAGCAGAGAAAGGCCCGGCTGAAGACGAGAGGGTAAGATGCCAAAAGTAATTGTCTTTCGCCAGAAGGGCGACTGGAAGAAGAGCCGGAAATTTTTGAAGCGATGCTCGAACCTGAGCCTGGATGAGCTGCTGGACCGATACGGACAGGAGGGCGTGGAGGCCCTTGCGAAGGCGACCCCGAAGGACACGGGAAAGACGGCGGCAAGCTGGAGCTACACGGTGACAAAGGGAAAAGAGAGCATCACCATTACATGGAGAAACTCCAACATCGTGGACGGTGTGCCCATTGCGGTGATCCTGCAATACGGACACGGCACACGAAACGGAGGATACGTAGAGGGCGTGGACTATATCAACCCTGCGATGCGGCCCATTTTTGAGCGGATCGCAGCACGGGCATGGGGCGAGGTGAGGACAGAATGAGCCAGGAAGTAGACAGCCGCGTTGTTGAAATGCGGTTTGACAACGCAAATTTTGAGAAAAATACCAAACAGACCATCTCGACCATTGACCGGCTGATGGAGAAGCTCCAGTTTAAGGGAGCGGAAAAGGGCTTTGAGAAGCTGGACGCAGCCGCGAAGGACGTGGACTTTGCCGCCATGCAGACGAGCCTTGACCGGCTGGAATCCAAGTTCTCGAACCTGAACATCGTGGCCACCACGGCGCTGGTGAACATCACCAACAAATTTGTGGACGCGGGCGAGAAGCTGGTCAAGAGCCTGTCCATCGATCAGGTGGCCAGCGGCTGGGACAAGTACACCGAAAAGACCTCCAACGTTCAGACCATCATGAACGCCACGGGCAAGAGCATCGATCAGGTGAACGGTTACCTGAACAAGCTGATGTGGTACTCCGATGAGACCAGCTACAGCTTCAGCGAGATGACCAGCGCCCTTTCCCAGATGACGGCTGCGGGCGGCAACATCGACAAGATGATCCCCATGATCATGGGCATTGCCAACGCCACCGCAGACGCGGGCAAGACGGGCTTTGCGTTCCAGAGCACCATCCGGAACCTGACCCAGAGCTACAGCGCCGGACATTTGCAGCTTCAGGACTGGAAGAGCCTGAACCTGATGGGTACGGCGACGAAAGCCCTGAAACAGGAGCTTATCGACACTGCGGTGGAGCTGGGTGTCATCAAAGAAGGCGAAGTGACCATCGCCAGCTTTGAGTCGAGCCTGCAGAAGAAGTGGGCCAACACTGAGGTCATGGAAAAGACCTTCGCAAAGTATGCTTCCATGATGGAGGCGGCCTATGAGCTGACCCAGAAGAACCCGGGCATGACCAGCTCGGAGGCGCTGGAACAGCTGAAAGGGCAGTACGGAGAGCTGGCAGAACGCGCCGCTCTCGCCGCCCAGCAGGCCACCAGCTTCGCACAGGCCATCGACTCAACGAAAGACGCTGTCAGTTCAAAATGGATGGGCGTGTTCGAGACGATCTTTGGCAACAAGGAAGAGGCCACCGACACATGGACTGAGCTGGCGAACCGGCTGTACGACATCTTTGTGCCGCCCATCGAAGCGCTGAACGAACGGCTGAAGGACGGACTGAACAGCGGATGGAATAAACTGCTTGAAAATGAACTGGGCGATCAGGCAGACGTGTACGCGTATACCATGGAGCAGGTGGCACTGGCTTCCGGCGCAATCACTGAAAAGCAGATCTCCGATGCAGGTAGCTTTGGCGAAGCCATCAAACAGGGAGGTATCAGTGCAGATCTTTTGAAAAAGGGTCTGGATGAAGCACAGGCAAGTGCAGAGAAGATGCTGACCCTGAGCGATGCCGAATTGAAGGCGCGAGGACTTGAGCGGGAGGAAATTGAGAAACAGGCGAGCGCATTTGAAGAACTGAATCAAAAGGTTCAAAATGGAACGCTTGATCTGGAAGGATACTCGAAACAGATCCGGGAACTCTCGGGGCGAGAGCATCTGATGCAGAGCCTGTGGAACCTGATGGATGCAGTGAGTGCCATAGTGAAGCCCATCCATGAGGCATTTCAAGATATTTTCCCGCCAAAGACAGGCGAGGAGATCAAGAGCTTTGCACAATGGCTAGACAGCATCACAAAGAAGCTTATCATCAGTGATGATACGGCCAAGAAGATCAAGACAACCGCAGAGGGCGTATTCTCTGTTTTGCGAGTCGGGAAAGATATTCTGGAAGGCATCATTTCTGGTGTGGCACGGGTTCTGAACCTGGCAAAGCCTTTGGCCGATATTCTGCTGGATGCGGCATCGGCTGCTGGTGAATTTGCTTCGGAGATTACGAAAGGGCTTCACCCGCTGGATACCATTGATACTTGGGTGACCAATTTTGTGGATGCGGCTGCTCCGGTGCTTTATTCTTTTGGCTCCGTTGCGGACAAGATCTTTGCACAGTTTGCGCAGGGTGCGAAAGAAGCATTCAATGAATTTGACCCAGAGAAACTGAATCAGTTTATTCTGGGCGGCATGGGAGCCAGCATGTTAGTCTCCATCAAGGGGTTCTTTGAAAGCATCAAGTCCATCGGTTCCAGTGCAAAGGACGTGGTCGGCGGTATCAAAGACTGCATCGAATCTCTGGGCGAAGCAATCGATGCGTGGAAATCAGCCAAGAAGGCAGACACCCTGATGACGATTGCAAAGGCTGTGGCATTGATGGCCGGTTCACTGGCTGTTCTCTCCATGGTGAAAGCAGATCGACTTGGTGCGGCCATTGGCGTACTGACGGTCACATTCGGCGAACTGCTGGGCGTGATGGCCGTTATGGTCCATCTGACGAAGAATGTTCAAAGCCTTAAGCTGAGCGTTTTGGCCGGTGGTATGGTGGCTGTCTCGGCTTCGGTGCTGGTGCTCTCGGGTGCACTGAAAGTTATTTCGTCCATTGATTCCGACAAGCTGCTCGGCAGTGTGGTGGCACTTGGCGGCGTGATGGCAGAGCTGGCATTAGTTGCAGTCATTCTCTCAAGAGACGGAGGGCGGTTCACCAAGGGTGCTGCGGGCATGATCGCTTTTGCGGCAGGCATCCGTATCCTGGCATCCAGTGTAAAAGCCTTAGGTGGCCTGAGCGTGACAGTACTTGCTAGGGGGATTGCCGGAGTGGGGGCACTGTGCGCCGAGCTGGTGGTCGCCGCCAAGTTGATGAATGGCACGAAATTCGGCATTGGGAAGGGCACCGGCTTTGTACTGATGGCTGCATCCATGGAGATCCTTCAGGATGCCGTTGCAAAATTCGGTGAAATGGACTGGGAATCCATTGGCCGTGGGCTTACTGCGGTGGCGGGCGGCCTTGCAGCATTTGTAATGGCACTGAATCTGTCGAAAGGCACCATCGGCAGCGCAATCAGCCTGACCATGATGGCTGCGGCAGTGAATCTGCTGGTTCCGGCATTGCAGGGTCTGGGTAATCTGAGCTGGGAGACCATCGGCAAAGGGCTGTTGACACTCATTGGTGCGTTTGCTGTGATGGGCGGTGCGGCAGTGATCCTGGCTCCTGTGACTCCGGTAATCGTAGCACTGAGCCTCTCTCTGAGCGCGCTGGCACTGAGCCTTGGTGCACTGCTGGCACTGACTTCGGCATCCACGTTCATCGGTAATCTGGCATCCAGCCTGAGTTTGCTGAATAGCCTGAACTTTCAGGTATTTTTGAACGGCATTAAGGCCGTGGCATGGATGCTGGTTGAGTTCATTGCCGGTATTTTTGAGGGATTGGGCGAGGTTGCCAGCAGTCTGGTGACTTCCATTGCGAAGATCATCAAGGCCCTCTGCGATGCAATCATTCTGGCAGCTCCGGCAATCGGCCAGGCATTGTATGTGTTGGGAACGACTGTTATTGATACGGTGGTCAGCCTGACAGCGTATGTCTGGGAAAAGATCGAGCCTGCACTGAATGATCTATGGGCAAAGTTTACAACATGGGCTGGAAACCACAATCCGCTTGATCCGAAAAACTGGGGCGGACAGGACAAAGGTGTTTCGGCCCAGACTTTTGTACTGCCTTTCGCAGATATTCTGGATGAACTGAAGAATGGCAATTCCGTGACGGCCGGATTTTACCAGCTGTTCACAGGCGTTGGCAAAAATGCAAGCGAAGGCGTGGCAAAAGGCCAGCTCGAAGGCAAGAAAGACGCAACAGATGCTTCCGAAGAGGTTGCAAACGCCGTAATCGATACCAGCAAAACGGCCTTCGACACTCATTCTCCGTCCAAGGTCATGGCGCAGATCGGCCAATATGCCACATTGGGATTGGCACAGGGTATTGCAGACCCCAGTGCACTGGCGCAGGCCAAGGCCAACATGCTGCACGCGGCGACCTCCATCCGGAATGTCTTCACCACCTTCTGGGGCATCCATTCACCCAGTGACGTTGCAGCCAGTGACGCGGAGAACATCCTTGAGGGTGCGATCCTGGGCATTGGTGACAAGACGAAACAGGATGAACTGCGGCAGGCGAGTTATTCTGGCGCACTGGTGATGAAAGACGGTGTCCTTCAGGCCATGGACGAGACCGTTATTGCCATCCAGAAGAAGATGCCGGAACTTTATGACGCGTTCAAGCAGAGCAGCCTGCATCCCGGCAATCTGCTGTATCAAAATGGGCTGTCCGGCGCGATGAACGATTTCAGCGATGCCATGGACGATACCATTGTGATCCCGGGAAAGACAGGCCTGAAGAGAGCAGGCAGCAGCCGGAACGCAACAAAGGCCGAGATTGCTGGCGCAAAACAGGGAAATGCGGATGCGCAGAAGAATCTGAATAACCCGTACGGCATCCTGAGCAGTTGGTACCAGAAAGCACAGGATGCCGTCAATGATGCGCTCCCGACCGGCACCACCAAGTCCAAAGCCTCCAAGACCGGCAAGTCACTGGCAGACACGCTGGCAAGTGCATTCTCCGACAAGCTGAAGGCCAACAAGACCGAGATGTCCAACGCCACCGGCGAATACGCGCTGTGGGAAGTGACGGGCGGCGACACGGCCACGGTGGAAGAGCTTATCACCAAGAAGACCGAGAGCCTGACAAGGGAGATTGAGCTCCAGACCAAACGGGTGGCCATTGCGAAAGAGCAGTACGACACCCTGCTGGCCAAGGTGGGTGCAAACAACAGCAAGACCAAGGACGCTTACGGCACCCTGCTGAGTGAACAGAAGACCCTTGCGGAGCTTCAGAGGAGCAAGCAGGACAGCATCCTGAAGGTCATTCAGGAGCGGTACGAGACCGATGCCAAGACCGCGGAGGACGAATACGAGCTTTGGAGCGCCCTGTACGAGGACAGCGCCGAGGTGACCGAGAAGTCCAACAAGAAGATCGACTTCATCAACCGGAAGATCAAGAACCAGGCGGAGATCCTGCTGGCCACCGAGAAGGACTACATCGCCATCAAAAACGAGTTCGGTGAGGCAAGCCAGAAGACCCAGGCGGCCTACCAGCAGTATCTGGAGGCGCAGACCGAACAGCAGAAGCTCATCAACGAGCTGAATCAGGCCCAGCTGGATGCCTACGACAGCAAGGTCTCCTACCTGGAAAAGCAGGAGAAGCTGGTGACCAACCGGCAGAACATGCTGGCCAAGCTCTACGGCGACGGCGACCTTGCGGGCCGGGAGGATGCTTACAAGGCTGCGGTGGAACAATACGGAGCCGACAGCGTCCAGGCACGGAAAGCCGCCACCCAGGGCACCATGACCGCCATCATTGGCGTGGGCACGGCACTGGACAGCATGAGCTACAGCCTGAAGAAGGTAACGAACAAGCAGCTGAAGTACGACGAGGCTGTGAAGAAGTTTGGCAAGAACAGCGAGACCGCACTGGATGCACTGGCGGACCTGCAAAGCGAACAGTACAACTTTGTGGGCTTTGCGGAAAATCTGGCGGATGCCTTTGAACTGGACGACTCCGGCAAGCGGATGATGATGCAGCTGGGCTACTCCATCTCGAAGAACTGGCGGCCCATTCAGGAGGGCTTCAACAGCGTCTGGGCACAGGTGCAGAAGAGCGCCCCGGAAATGGCCTCGAAGCTCAGCAGAGCCTTTGGGGTGGCCACCCAGGACGGCGTGACCGAAGTGATCACCGACCTTTTTGGCACCATTACCGCCCTTGTGAGCGGTGACTGGGGCGGGGCAGTGACCGGCGGCATTACCACCGTGCTGGACTTTATGGGCAGCGAATTTGGCCAGACAATGATGAATCTGGGCAAGACCATGCTGACCTTCAACAAACTGGCCCAGGGCGGCGGTACCCTGAAGGTGATGGGACAGGTGGTCAAGGTGACCGGTGCGACCAAGAACCTTGGCAGCATCCTGGGCAACATGAGCGGCCTGTTGGGCTCTGCCACGGGCGGCACGGGCCTGCTGGGAGAAGCACTGGGCGGCCTTGGCAGCATCGGCGAGATGATCACCGGCTCCGGCGGCTTACTGGGCGGTCTGGGAGAACTGGGCGGCACTCTGGTGAGCGTGCTGGGCTCCATTGGCCCTGAAGGCTGGCTCATTGGCGCGGCCATTGCGGGCGGCGGACTGCTGATCGCCAACTGGGACAAGATCGGTGATTTCTTCAGCGGGTTCTTTGACTGGCTGGGAAATGCCTTCTCACACCTGTGGGACTGGATCAGCAACGGCTTCAAGGGCCTGGTGGACGTGGGCGGAAACCTGGTCTCCGGCCTATGGCAGGGCATTACCGGTGCGGCGGGTGCGGTGTGGAACGGCATCTGCGACTTCGGCAGCAGCATCGTGAACGGATTCTGCGACTTCTTTGGCATCCATTCCCCCAGCCGCGTGATGGCGGGCATCGGCGAATACCTGAGCCTTGGTTTGGCGCAGGGCATCACCGACGAGACCGGCTCCGTGGTGCAGGGCGTACAGGACGTGAGCGACACTGCCCTCTCCACCATGATGGATCTGGCCCAGCGAGTGGGCGACATTGCCAGCGACGACTTCGAGTATGAACCCAGCATCCAGCCCGTAGTGGACATGAGTGACGTTCAAAATGGAGTGGACTGGCTGAACGACACCCTGTTCCAGAACGGCACGGTAGCCCTGAATGCAGAGCGCACCGCAGGCCTTGCCGCCAACGTGGTGCGCAGAGCCGAGGTGACCAAGGCCCAGCAGGAAGAAGCCAACAAGGCTGACCAGAAGGCCAACCCCAACGCCGACATCGTTTCGAGCGTGGAGGCACTGGGAGAGCACATCGACAGCATTGCCCGGGCCGTAGCCAACATGAAGGTCCAGATGAACGGCCGGAAACTGGTGGGCGAGATCATCAACGACGTGGACGAGGGGCTGGGAAAGATCAACCGGAGGAACAACCGATGATGGGACGGAGCGCAACTGACCCGGCGCTTTCCTCACAGATCCCCACATTTGCGGGGCTTATTTTTAAGGTATATGACAATGCAGGGGCTTCCCGGGAATACAGCACGAGAGACTTCAACCTGGTCCCCCTGAACCCCCTGCATGTCAATGCCTTTGAGGAAAAATACGAGACGATGGATTTTCCTTCCTACCACGGCACGCCGGAAAAGGCTCCGCTGGGAAAGAGGGTGTTCCAGAACTCGACCGGGAGCTGGGACTTTTATTATGTGGCGGACGGCGTACCACATTCCAGCTGGGATGACTACGGACGGCACGCCATGGACGATGTGCGGGAGCGATGCGGCATCCCCGACAAGACCGAACAGAGCATTCGGCTTTACCCCGACTGGTCGAGCCGGGAAGGTGACTGGACAAGCACCTATTTCCGGCTGATGCGGATCATTCAGGGAAGAGAATGCGAGGTGCGGATGGAACTGGGCGGAACCGTGCTCTCCACCGCGCAGACGAGAAGCTACAAAGGGCGCTGCTGGATCAGCAACGTCAAGAACGGCAACGACGGACGGGTGACGCTGACCATCTCCTATGACTTCCAGCCGCCTGCCGACATGCTGAGCTAAGGAGGAGCCATGTACCATTCCATCACCATTGGTGACAAGAACACCTGGGATGACTGGAAGATGATCCCGGTCTCCCGGCCTGTGGTGGCTCCCCCGGTGGAGAAAGTCCTCTCAGTGGACGTACCCGGACGAGACGGAACCACCTACCTTTCCAAGAGCCTGACGGGTTATCCGGTATTCAAGGCCCGGGAGGGAAGCTGGGAGTTTTATCTGGATACGGACGAGTGGCGGGGACAGAACCTTTCGACCCCTGTGGGAACCGGAGCGCTGGAGTATCTTTCCAGAGCGCTGGCGAAGAGCAACTCGATCCCGGCACAGACCAGGGTGCGGCTGGAGGATGACCCGGCGTTCTTTTATCTGGGGCGTGTCTGGGTGAACGGAGGCATCAAGCAGAAGAACGGACACAGCGTCGTGACCTTTGCTTACAGCCTTTACCCATTCAAGTTCCTGTACGACAACATTCAGGAGGACTGGGCGTGGGATACCTTTGGGTTTGAGACCGATCTGGCCGTGCCCTACTGCAAGGACATCCCAATCAAGGCACTCCAGACCAAGACCTTCCGGATGCCGCCCAGCGAAAAACCGAGCCTGCTGCAAGCAAAATGGACCGGGGGCGGTTTGGTGGGGGTTACACTGGCAAAGAGCCAGACCTACCCTTATGACAAAGCGAAGGAGCTGGGACTTCCGGCGGTGACAGTTTCGCCCATTATGCCCCAGCTGGACGAGGGCATGGGAAAAGTGGACATCGGCCTGATCGACAACGATCTGCGATACGACGTGTACGAAGTATGGGTGAGCGGCCTGATGGGTGAGGGGACACTCAACCTGTATTACCAGCCAGCGTATCTATAAACCTCTCCGTCAGGGAACGGATTAAACCCCTCAGTCAGCTTCTCTGACAGCTCCCCTAGTAGGGGAGCCCTTGGCATGGCGTGAAGTTTTGACTGGACAAAGAGGGCTTTACGAAAATTCAAAATGGATGCAGAAAGGAGGGAGGAGCCATCGGATATCAAGTTTATGCGGGAACAATCTCAAAGAAGACGGAGACCTTTAACGGCACGAGTGCTCTGGGGTTCCAGTGGGACACCCGGGAGTGCATCTTTGATTCCCAGGGCGACACGATAGAGGGAAGCGTTTCCAACCGATTCCTCGAAGACCCGGTACTGAACCTGGCCAAAAACGAGTTCGGCAGCTTTGAGGCGACCATCCCATACCAGATCAACACGGCATTCGGCAGCTACAAGAACCCTGTGTACACCACCCTGAAGTATGAGAAAACGTGGCTGGTGGTGGAAGAGGACGGCAAACCGATCTGGCTGGGTTATGTGACCGAGACGGAAAAGCTGTTTGACCTGAGTTACAAGCTGTATGCCGAGGGCGTGCTGGGATATCTCCAGCGATTTGTGCCGAAAGTGAACGGCGGAACCTACTATCTGACCACCGACAACCCGCTGGAGCAGTGGTCAAGCGTGCCCTCCAACAGCATCTTCTACCTTGCAACGCAGGCCCTGCAGGACTACTATCAGGGGCCTTACGGGACCTTTGGCATCGGGAAGGTGAACATCCAGCCCGGGCGCACCATCGACACCTCCAGCAAGGGAACCCTGTTCGAGAGCCAGTGGAGCCTGCTGAACACCTTTTTGCTGGAAGAATACGACGGATACCTGCGGACACGGATCGTGCGGGCAGACAACGGCACTGCGGTATGGCGGGTGTACATCGATTACCTCGTGGAAACGGATGCCACCACGACACAGACCATTGAATATGGCGTAAATCTGCTGGATTTCAGCTATGTGGAGCAGATGTCCAGCGACGTGGTGACCCGTGTGACCGCATACGGCACCCAGACGACCACCAGCGGATGGTGGATCTTCAAGACGACCACCGTGAGTGCGATCTCGGAAACAGTGCGGGACGAGGCGGCAGAAGCAAAGTACGGCATCATTGAGAAGTGCATCCAGGTCGACGGCAACACGAACAACGACAACCTGCGCAAAGAAGCCCAGACCGAGCTGAAGGGGTACAAGCAGAACATCGAGCCTGTGATGACACTGACCGCTTACGACCGGGTGGACAGCGGGGAAAGCAATGACCGACTGGGATTTCTGATCAAGACCCACATCATCTCCAGCCCCCACGAGATCGACAAGTGGCTGGTGTGCACCAAGCTGAAGCTGCCGCTGGATGCGCCCAACGAGAAGCAGTTCACCTTTGGTCTGACCCCCGAGAAGCTGACCAAACAGCAGGTGCAGAAGCAGGCCATGGACAGCGTATGGACGATCGCACAGGCGATCATCAGTTTCTTGAACCAGCTGCTGGGCAACCTGAGCAGTTCGTAAGGGTTCAAAATGGAGGAGGTTGAGAATAGGAATGGATTTTGATGCGATCATTACGGGCATCCGGAAGGCGATCTATGGCCGGGAAGTCCGTGAATACATCGCCAGCTCGATGGAGTGGACCCGGGACTTTGTGAACCAGAGCATCGCCAACATCAAAGAGCTGCTCCGTCAGGCCGAAGCGGCACGGGATGCGGCAAAGGCAAGCCAGGATGCTGCCAAGGTGAGCGAGACCAACGCGAAGGCCAGCGAGAATGCAGCCAGGGCAAGCCAGAACGCGGCGGCATCCTCTGCTTCTGCGGCGGCAGGTTCGGCCAGTGCGGCAAAGACCAGCGAGACCAACGCCAAGGCCAGTGAAAACGCCGCAAAGACCAGCGAGACCAAGGCCAAGACCTCGGAGACTAATGCCAAGGCCAGTGAGAATGCGGCCAAGACCTCAGAGACCAACGCGAAGACCAGTGAGACCAACGCCAAGAGCAGCGAAACGAAAGCTGCCACCAGCGCCGCCAACGCCAAGACCAGTGAGACCAATGCGAAAGCCAGCGCCGACAGCATGGGGACCAGCGTGGCCACCTGCACCGCTAAGGCCAAGGAAGCCGAAGCAAGCGCAGGGAAGGCCAAGACCAGCGAGGGAAATGCCAAGACCAGCGAAGGAAACGCCAAGGCCAGTGAGAACGAAGCCCGCCAACTGGTGGAAGCGGCCAAGAAGGTGGTGAACACCGACAAGACCCTGACCATTGACGGTGCACCCGCGGACGCAAAGACCGTGGGCGACAAGTTCAATAGCATCAAGTATGCCGGAAGTGCGAGTGCAGGTGGTGATGCAACCAGAGCGCTTGCCGTAAAGGATTATGCTGGCAGCCAAACCATTGAAATCGGCTATGCATCTGCGGGTCTTACAACTTCCAATTTAACGCACATTGCCGGTTATACGGACAACGGTACGAAGATTAAAGATGTTTCCAAGGACGTGCTGAAAAGATGGCTTGGCCTTGGCAGTGCGGCGTACGAAGAAAATACTATTGTTAGAGATGTCGGAGACGGAAGAGCCCTGACTTTTAATTATAGTGCAGATGCTGTCAATTATAATGATTTCACATGGGTTCCGGTGTGGATAAACGGCCAGATGAAAACCGTAAATAAAAATGTGTTTTCGACTTCCGACGTGCAATCTTCCGGCTCAAATTACATCCGTTTTGGAGATGGAACGCAGATCTGCTGGTACTCCATCAATTCAGACGGAAGCGATTATACATGGTCATTTCCGGTGGCATTTTCTAATACGGAATATTCTGTTGTTGCTTGCCCTGTCTCATTTCTTTCGTTTGTTTGTAAGGACAAAAAAACGACATCATGCACAGTACCTGGAGTAACTGATACACTATGTTCTGGCATTGCTGTTGGCCGCTGGAAGTGAGGTGAACTCAAATGGAGATCAAACCCGGAACAAAAATCCTGAAGCCTGTTATCACGCAGGCTGAATGTGATGCCTATTCTGCCGTTGTGGATGCCATTACCGCCCACAATGCAGCGGCTGCTGTGGGCGAGGCCCTGTGGAGCATGGACGACCAGCCAGAGGCTTACGTTGTGATTGAGGCCGGCACGAAGCCAGACCCTGCCGATGCACCGAAGCCGACCCCTACATGGGAGGAGCGGCTTGCAGCGATGGAGAGCGCCCAAACCGACACCGACAGCCTGGTGGTGGATCAGGAGTACCGGTTGACCATGTTGGAGCTGGGGGTTACACCGGAGGAATAAGAGTCGAGTCAGCCCATTTGTATCGTTTCGCTTATTGGCACACTGAAAAGGAATGCTGATGAGCGATTTTTTACATTAAGATGGCTCATGCGGAACGTGAGCAGAAAGGAATCAAAATGGAACTCTACAACACCTGTGCACGCCTGATCGAACGCGGCAAGACCAACGGGATGCAGCGGAAGCTGGATATCTTCTTTGCCAACGACCGCCTGACCGAAGAGGAGTACGAGAAGCTGTGCACCCAGCTGGCCGAGAAACTGAAGGAGCAAGGCAATGCTTGATGTCATCGACGTTTCCCGCTGGCAGGGAATCATTGACTGGAAAAAAGTCAAGGCCAGCGGAAAAGTAGGTGGCGTGATGATCCGTGCAGTTTCCACCAAGAGCGGGCAGCTCTATGTCGATCCGTGCTTTGAAGCGAACTATGCCGGGGCCAAATCTGTGGGTTTGCCAGTTGGCGTATATGCTTACACCGTTGCGGTAACGGAAGGCATGGCAAAGAAGGAGCTGAACCTGCTCAAGACCTGCCTGGAAGGAAAGAGCTTTGAGCTGCCCATTGCTATGGACGTGGAGGACCCCCATCTGAAAAGTCTGCCCGCAGCCGAGTTGACGAAACTTGTCAAAATGGAGCTCAGGGAGATCGAAAAGTGGGGGCTGTACGCGATCCTGTACACCTACTCGAACTTTGCCGACTACAACCTGAACATGTGGCAGCTAAACGACTTTGACCTATGGCTGGCGGACTACCGGAACAAGCGGCCAACCCGCAAGCATGGTATGTGGCAGTACAGCTCCAAGGGCAATGTGGCTGGTGTGAGCGGCGTGGTGGACATGAACCATGTCTACAAGGATTACCCGAGTATCGTTGCAAAAGCGGGTCTGACAAGCGTGAAGGGAGCGTGAACCCCACGGAAAGCTTTATCGTGACCCATTTCAACGAGGTGGTCTCCCTGATCATCGCGGCGGCACTGGGATGGGCGGGGAAGGCGTTCTACGCCACCATCCAAGAGCAGAAGGCACTGAAAAAAGCGGTGAAGGCTCTGCTCCACGACAGACTCTATCAGAGCTGCCGGTACTACATCCAGCAAGGGTACGTTGACTCGGAAGGGCTGACCAACGTGGGGCTTGTATACGAGGCGTACCACGAACTGAAGGGCAACGGCACCGGCACGAACCTGTACGAGCGGATGGAGGCACTGCCGCTGAGGGAAGATCACACATCCTGAACAGGAGGACTTCAAAATGGAGAAATACTCGAACGCGAGTGCTGCGACCTGGGCGAGAACCATCTGCCTGATCGTGGCACTGCTGAACAGTCTGCTGGCTTCGTTCAACAAGAGCCCGCTGCCCATCGACAACGAGCAGCTCCAGCAACTGGTCAGCACCCTTATCACCGTTGTGGTGGCCATTGTCAACTGGTGGAAGAACAATTCCTTCACCAAGGAGGCCATCGAGGCAGACGAACTGTTTGCACGGCTGAAGGCGGAGAACAACGCCAGGAAGTAA